GTATCTGGTTCATTTCTCCCCCAAAAGAGCTTTCGCGGCTTCCTTAGTCTTGAAGTGCTCCTCGCGCGTCGTCATAGTCGATGCCATGCGGATGACGCGCTCTGCTTCCTGCTCTAGTGCAGCGTTCACGACGGCAGGAGCGAGATAAAGCGGCTCCTGCTCCTCGCTCGCGTCGAGGTCGTTCCACGGCGTATCGGAGTAGTGCCACTGCTTGCCCTTCTTCCGCTTCCAGCGCCATGCGACCGGAGCGCCCTGCGGCAGCTTCGCCTTGAGCGCCGCCATCAGGTCAACGGATGTTCCTGCGTCAGGCAGCGCAGGACGGCGCGCCGCGTCCACGCAGGGCTTGCAGATGTAGATGTCGGGAAGCTCGCCGTGGGTGATCGACCATTGCTCGCGTGGGCGCTGGTGTCCGCAGAGCAGGCACGAAGGGCAGAGCATCGAACCCTTCGCGTGCCGATCCCAAAAGTCCTTGTAGGTGCGGGCGGCTTGCTCCTCCCCGGTGCTAGGCAGAGCAGCACCCGCAGGCCGGTCGGTTCCCTGAGTCCCGTCCTGAACCCTATCCGGTTGCCCGGTCAGAGGGGAAGCCTGCGGGGCTACATTCAATAGCTCGGCGGCGAATCGCTTGGCCCAAAGGATGCCTTGCCGTGCCTCGCCATCGGGGATCGCGCAACCGAGCACTTCACGCGCTAGGCGTAGCGTTTCCTCGCGCTTCCTGCCGTAGAGCGAAGGCTGCGGCGGTTCGGCGTCCACGATGGATGTTCCGGCAGAGGGCAACGCAAGCTCCATGATCTCGCGCTCGGCAAGATCGGCGTCCACCGGGAAATCGCTGTAGCGGACAGCCTGAAGCAAATCCTTCAAGCGTTGCCGCTTATCGGAACATCCATTCATGCGGGCTCTCCGTCGTAGCACATGCAGTCAATGTCGATGGCCTGCTCGGGGAACAGCTTGGCTTGCCGGTCGTCGGCGTCGTACAGAGCGCCCCATGAGAAGTAGCGTCCGAGTCCCTTGATCTGCGTCAGGTCCGCGTTCTGCTCCATCGCCACGGCACGCGCGGCGAGATCCGGGTAACATGCGCCGGAGCTCGAAAATCTCCTGCTTCTTGGACGACGGGCAGAAGAAGCAGGCCGACTTGCCGGGGCTCTTAAGTCCTGCCCTCGCGATAGCCTGTTCGCATTCGGCGCGTCCCCACTCCCATTCGAGGAGCGGGTAGCGGTATCCCTCGTTGTTCTTGGCGCGGTGCGGCTCGTCTGCGTCGATCCCGACCAGCATCGTGTGCTCGATGCCTTTCAGACGGTCCTGGATCGGCTTCACCTTCCATTCGACGGAGCAGGACTTGAAGCCGTAGGCGATGCCGGGGAGGCGCTTGTAGTGCAGGCAATCGGCCTCCAGCGTCGGCTGCTTGCGGCTCTTGTTGCTCACGACTTCAGGCACCGGCAGACCCCTGCTGGAGCACCAGAACGAGAAGCTCGAAAGGAAGTCGTAGGTGTGCGGCTTCTCGCCCCCTGTGTCTGCGAACAGGATCAGGTCAACGGGCTCGCCACGCTCCCACAGGCCGATGACCATCGCCGCCGAGTTCACGCCGCCGCCGAAGGAAGCCACGATCATTTGGCGGGAATGTCCTGTCGGTGAACATCCATCACGGAGCTAGTGCCAGCCTCTTTGTGTGCATTCACGACTGCCTCCAACGCTGTCTCGCCTTCGCCGTAATGGAATTTGCTGTCCCGCCAAACACGCGCCCACCACCGTTGGTTCTTCGGTTTGGTGTGATCTACCTCCACGTTGGAGCACCCGGCTGTTAGCTCGGCCGCTTGCTCGGGGGTCACGGAATTACGCACGGGCGACTAACCTGCCAGTGCGAATGTCATTGACGACCGGCGTTTCCGGGATCGGCATGTAATGGGAGACGTAGCCGTAGCTCCAACCGTTGGAGCCACCACCCTTGTATTCGTCGATTACGACCTCGCCGCTGCCAGTGATGATGAGATAGCGCCCCGGCTTCTCGGGAGCGTTGCCTTCGATCCATCCGTTCTTTTCCATTGGTTCTTGCTCCTTTCTCTCCGAGGAAACGGAAAGCCCCTTGATGGCGAGGTCGAGCAGCCGTTCCCATTCGTCTGGAAAGACGAAGTTGCGGGACTCGTACTGCTTCTTCCACCGCTCGTACTTCGCGGCTTCCTCTCCGTCGTGGCGCGATGAACATCCTTGCGTCATTGGACGAACTTCCATTGGGCGTTCCTCCACACGGTGTAGATTTGGCGATCAGAGCAGCCGTAGATCCCGGCCAGCTCTTGAGCGGTCTTGCTGCCCTTCAGGGCGCGTATCTCGCGCACCTTGGCTACCGAAAGCTTCTGCTGCTTCACCCTGCGGCCCTTAACGTGCATGTCGATCATGTTGTCCTGGTGCGTCCCGATGAATAGGTGCTTGGGGTTCACGCAGGGCTGGTTGTCGCAGCGATGAAGGACGTGCATTCCGGTCGGGATGGGGCCATTGGCAAGCGCCCATGAATAGCGGTGCGCGTTGTAGTGCTTCTCCTTCCAGACGAAATGGCCGTAGCCCATCGGCTTGCGGGCAGCCGTCCAAGGCCAGCAGGCGTCAGGGCCACCGGACTTGTCCACGCGCATCCAGAACATCTGCTCGGCCGTAACGCCGCACTTCTGGCCGTGCTTTCCCACGGTTCCCCGGAAGGTCTGGCCGCACTTAGGACAGGTGGCGCTCATGCTGCGTTGCCGTAGCTGTCGCGACGGATCACAGCTCGAAGCGCTCGTAATAGTCCGGCTCCCGGTATTCGTCCGGGTCGTAGCAGCTACCTTCCTCGGCCTTCTTGTTGAGGATGTGCGCCTGGGGGTGGTCGCAATGCACCTTGCAGCCCCAGCAGATGCCGTAGCCTTTCGGGCAGTTCAGCGGCGTGTTGTCAGCCATGTCTTGCTCCTATTCCGAAGGAACGATTCACCGAAGTTCCGCCGCTCCGGCTTCCATGAGGGCCAAGCGATGCTCGAACGGCTCGCGCTCCTCTTTCTTGGCGCACTTGTCGCCACGCTTGGTAGCGCATTCCGCGCAGGCGAACCGCGAAGTAAACGGTGGAGAACTCGTTGAGTCGGCGGTGGCCGCAGCAGTTGCTTGGGCGCTTATTCCGGTTCGCCCCGCTGTATCTGTAGAGCCGACCTTCGCCAGCCTCCACGTCCTTGCCGCAATCGCAGCAGAACGACTTGTAGCGGTTCGCGCTCACGCGATTTCCTTCGCGGACTTGCGGCACAGTTCCGCCGCCTTGAGCGCCGCCTGTTCGTTGCGCTTGTCGCCCACTGCCGCGTATGCCTTGGCGACTTTCTCGTGGTGCTTGGCGGTGGCTTCGTACTGCTCTTTGGTCGGTTTCATCTGCGCCTCCGTATTAAGTGTGTAGACATTAAATCATGTCCAAGGAGGGATTGCAAGTCTTTTTTGTGTACCCCATAATTACGGCCATGACACCTAAGAAACGGGGCAGGCCACCCCTACCGGCCAAGGAACGGAGCACCAAACAGGTGCATTTCCGCTGCACCGCAGCAGAAAAGGCGGAATACAAGCGGAAGGCCAAGGCAGCAGAGAAGGGGCTTTCCGACTGGCTGAAGGACTTGGCCGACAAAGGCTGATCCGCTTCGTTGGCGTAAACATCCATTAGGGCCGGAGCCCCCGGCATAGCTTTGAGGCCGCCACAGCCCGATCTCGCGATCTGCTCACCGAGGGCTCCGAAAGTCATCAGAAGGGAATGTCCGCGTCGTCTTGCTTGGCGGCCTTCTCTTCCTTCTTGAAGTTGGAAACTGAGGCGTACCACTTCCCGCCCTTGGATTCCTTCACGTCGATGTTTACCCACTGCTCTCCGGCTTTGTATTTCTCGCGAAGCCACTTACCGAGGTCTTCGACCTTGATGGCGATCCTGGCCTTTACGAAGTCGGGAGCCTTTTCGTGCGGAGCTGCGACCAAGAGGCCGTCAACGAACTCGATTTCTTTCTTTTCCATCTATGCCGCCTTCTTCGGTTTGGAATCGGTGTGCATCGCCTTGAGCCTGTTTCTGATCTTCGAGTGGGGCTGAAGGACTTCCCAAATCCCGAGGAGCATTTCGTTTTCGTAGCCGGCGTTGTAGTAAGCCTCATAAGCGGCGATCTCCTTGCCCTCTCCCCACAGGTCAACGATGGTGTTGGCGACCTTCTTTGCTTTCTCTTGATCCTGCGGAGAGAGGGCTTTGAGGGAACCTGCTACCGGAGTGATCCTTGACTGCTCGCCACTGGCTACAGCGGCGTTGCCGTCGTCATCTTCTGCTGGGAGACCGCAAATCGCCTGGAGGCCGTAGCGCCGGCCGTAGGTGATCGCTGAGCCGTATCCTTGGGCATCTTCCTTCGTGGCCGGGATTCGTAGCGTCGAGCTGATCCACTCGCCGGAGGAATGGAGAAGCATCGTTTCAATGGCGACTCCGTTCTCGGCGTCGTGAACTCCCTGAGCGAAGATGATCTCCTGCTCGAGGAGCGCAGGCTTGACGGCCTCGACCACGGACGCAAGATCCGCGTACTTCGACTTGAAGTAAGGATTAGAAGCGTCCTTCTTTACTGCGGTGATCTTGGAATGCGCCTTGACCAGCGCAGCGGAAATCTTGGCGATGCTTTCGGACTTGTTCAGGCGACTCTCCTAATGATTCGATCCAGTTTCTTGTCCTGTAGCTCTTGCTCTTTCTTCGGAAGCCAGCCGTGCTTTCTCCACGTTTCCTGAACGTCGGTTGACGTGGAGGGCGTGTAGCGGAAGTCCCTTTCGAGAATCGACTTGAGGGGCTTGGTCATCGGTACAAAACGGCGAAGAAGAAAGACTTCACCCGGCCGAAGCCGTTGCGCCTTGCGATCTCGTATTTCTCGCGGAAGGTCATCAGCGGAAAAGCGGCTCGAGAACGATCAGGCAGATAACGAGGATCAACAGGACTTTGCCCGCGTCGTCCTCGGAGATCAGTTGGAAGTCGTCAATGACGCCATGCTTCAGGTCGTCTATGGCGGTAACGATTCTGGATTGGTAGAGGTCCATTAGCCCTCCCAGGTGTCATCGCAGTGAGCTATTTCCGCCGCTTCTTCGCGGACAGCCTCTTCCCCTATCCCATCCTTGAGGAAGTCGTCGATCAGTTCGTCCCGTATCGCGTCGGCAATCGCGCCGTGTTCTCCACGGTCAGCGAGTAGGAGAGAGCCGAGTTTGAGAAGCAGCGACTTGAAGGTGTCGCCGTTAAGCTTGGTGTCGAGGAGGTCAACGACGGAGCAGCCAGCGACTGTCTTACCTTCCTGAAGCTTGGACTTCAGCTCCTCGCGGGCTTGATCCATGAAAGGCTCGGGGTCTTGCCCCTGCGTGTCGTGGCGCAGCTCGTCTATCGAGACTCGGCAGGGGGTATCGAAAGCGCCCATGCGTCTTTATCGCACATCCGATAATCCGTGTCAACGGACTTCCGATAAAGGGTAGGGCAAACCACCACAAAGACCGATGTGCGGCGCAGCAATTAGGGGCGGCGGAGGTGAAACATGGTCAGCGCTCGGTGGATAACTCCGAGCGTGACTTAGTGCCAGTTATCGCTTCGTCTTGCTTGTCTGTCGGCCTGGGCGGCCGTAGGCGCTTTCTACCTTGTCGTCTGGAACGGCTGGGCGCTCGGCCGCGCTGGTCTTGACCATCTCTACAACCATGTCATGAATCCGCTTCCTCACCTCGGGGGCGAGCTTCATGAACTCCTTGGCGTGCCTTACACCCTCCGCCGGGAGGGGAGATCCGACCTCTTCCATAGGCCCTTCTCCTTGAGCAAGCCAAATTGCGCTTACTTGCAAGGCTTGAGCCAAGGCAACGAGATTAGTTCCCACAGGGGATTTGGATTCCCCCGTCTCGATCTCTGAGATTGCAGACTGCGGCACCCCTGCGGCCTTCTCCAGCTCCTGCTGGGTCAAACCTCGCAACTTCCTGGCGTGCCGGAGGCGCACCCCTAATGCGTCTCGAGCCATGCCCAAATTGTGCCGCGCAGCGCTATCGGAACGGGGATATTGCATTTTTATCGGAGTTCCGGTTTAATCGTAGGGAAGATGACCAAGCAGGAAGCGATAGATCACTACGGGACGCAGATGAAGTTGGCGACAGCTTTGGGCGTCCGGCAATCAACGATCTCCGAATGGGGCGAGTACCCGCCGGGGATTCGTCAGTTGCAGATTGAACGTTTGACGCGCGGCAGGCTTCGCGCCGAGGCCGATGTTCTTTCTCCGAAGCGAAAGCGCGCCGCATGACTTCGCCGCACCCAGCATCCTCCTCCCTCGTGCTGGGGCTTCACCCCCGCCGGTTGTCCGTGGCCGGCGGGGTTTCTCTTTCCTGATGCCGCACCGAGAAAAACGCAGCGCCCAGGTGCGCGCAAACATTCCTGCCACGCTCAAGGAACAGCTTGAGCTATTCGTGGCCGAGGAAGGCAAGGTGATTTCCATGTCCGATTACCTCTTCGGGGTTTTGGAAGAGCACGTCGAGATGAAAACTGCCATGCGCATAGCAAAACAGAAACTCGGTCGTCGCGTGGGGAATCAGTAAGCCCCATGTGTCCCGAAAAAAAATTTTCCGCAAAAAGTGTCCCGATGTGTCCCGACATGTCTTACGAGCTGGCAAAGCAGGCGTGGATCTCGGACCACCCAGAAGCGACACCGCAGGAATACGAGAAGGCCATCCGCGAAATCGCGGAAAGGATTGGCTACTAACGGGGCAGCCTCGATCAAGGCGCTATGCCGCGTCCTGCCCCCTGGCATAGCAGCCCCGACCCAACAACAAAAAGGGCAGGGAAGGTGAACGGGCGGGTAAGTGACGGACAGGGTTGTGCGGGATGAACTGCTCACGAGCGAGCGGTATTGGTCGGTCAGCATCGAGGCTCAACGCCTCTTCGTGCATTTGATTCTCTGCGCTGACGACCTCGGAAGATTCAGCGGGAAGAATTACACCATTCGCACGGCCTGTTTCCCCGGCCAGGCAGTCCAAGCAGAGAAGGTCGAGAAGCTTTTAACCGAGCTTCAGGACGCGGATTTGGTGCGGATCTACCAGCATGAAAGTGAGCGATTCATTTTCATCCCGAGATTCCGTCAAAGGCTGCGTTATTTCCACAGCCGTTACCCTGCCCCTCCTAAAGAAATCAGCGATGTAGCTACAGAAAAGTCTGACTCAAGACGGACTACGGTCAGTCCCGAGTCTGACTCAAGTCAGCGTAAGAGAAGTGAAGTGAAGAGAAGAGAAGAAAAGCTAGTAGGTCGCGCTTCGCGCATCCCTGCTGCTTGGGAGCCTTCGGATTCCCTAACGTCATGGTTTAGGGAGAACCGCCCGGACTTAGACCTTTTTGCGACGGTTGCGAACTTCAGGGACCACTGGATAGCGGCCTCGGGGACCAAGGCGCGCAAGCACGATTGGGACGCCGCTTTCAGAACTTGGGCTAGAAACGAGCGCGGCGGGAAGGCTAGCCAGCAGCCGGTGAAGGTGGACATTTGACCGCCGATCAATTCGTCTCCGGTCTCGCAAAAGTCAGACGCACAGCTCCAGGCGAATGGGTCGCCTGCTGCCCGGCCCATGAAGATCGCTCGCCATCTCTCGCGGTGAAGGAAGCCGACGACGGGCGGATCTTGGTTCACTGCTTTGCGGGCTGCTCATTCGAGTCCGTCGTCAGCGCGGCCGGCGCAAAGCCAGAAGAGCTATTCCCAGCGAAGCCGATGCAGAAAGATCACGCGCCGCGTTTCCCGTTCAACCCCGCAACAGTGCTTCGCGCGCTCGCATTTAACGCAACCATCGTGGCGATTGCCGCTTCGGACATGGCGCAAGGCAAGCAATTGACAGTTGAAGAGAAGGACAAGCTATTCGACATCGCTGGCGAATTTAACGAGGCTGTGAGTTATGCAACTCGTTGAGCGCGCTATCAAGCGATTTAACGGCGTGATCGACGGAGACTCGATCAATTGGCAGCAGTACATGAAGCCGTCCGATGCCGCCCGAATCGTTCCTGCGGAAGCCCTAGCCGAGAGAGGCAAAGCTCGGTTGATGATCGGCGCAGACCAAGAGGAAGGGCTAACACTCCCCTGGGCAAAGACGCATGGAAAGGTTCTGATCCGTCCGGGCAAGGTTTGCGTATGGGCAGGCTGGACGCACCACGGCAAGACGCAGATGGTTAAGCATCTCCAGCTCCACGCGCTCTCGAGATCCGAGAAAAGCCTGATCGCCTCGATGGAAGAAGAAGTCGTGGACGTTTGGACCGATATGGCCACGATGGCGTGCGGTAGCCAAGAGCCGCCGCTTAAAGAGGTCGAGTCATTCGTAGAGTTCGTGCGCGGGAAGCTTTGGCTCTACGACCAGCAAGGCATGGTTGACGCTAAGAAGATGCTCGCCGTTATCAGGTATTCGGCCGCCGAGTTGAAGGTGACTCAGGCCGTCGTGGACTCGCTAATGATGCTCGCGATGGGTCGTGATGACTACGAAGCCCAAGCCGATTTCGTAGGCGAGCTCAAATCCGTGGCGAAAGACACCGGCGTAACCGTGCATCTCGTTTGCCATATGCGAAAGCGCGATGGCAAGGCGGGCGACGAAGCCCCAGGCACTACGCACGACATCGCTGGGGGACATGAGATCGCGTCCAAGGCCGACTACGTTTTTATGCCTTGGAGAGACAAAAAACCGAATGCGAATCCGTCTTGCATTCTCAAGGTTGACAAGCAGCGCGGCCGGAAGAACTGGATCGGATCTGTGGGATTGAACTATCACGCCAACTCGCGTCAGTTCATTGAGGACGTTCACCCGATGAGGTTTTGGGGCGATGCAGGCCAAGAGTTCTAACCACGACCGAGCGCCTTTGTGCGCCGCTTTCGTCAAGGCGATGCGAGAAACCTTTGGTGAAATCTCTGTTCTTTACGTTTCCGAGAATGGCCTGCAATTGGGCGAGAAGGACGCTAATCAATGGGCGTCGTGCTTCTTCGTTGGCAAGGCTGAGGAATGAGCCGCAGTTTCGTTATCACTACTTCGGATCAGCGCGACAGGCTCTTTCAGTTCCTATCCAGGCGCGAACTTCCTATGCAGGTTGATGTGGGCGAGCCTCGAGAGCCTAGGACTTTGAGCCAGAACAATCGCCTTTGGGCGCTGCATACCCTCGCTTCGGCCGAGACCGGGTACACCCCCGATGAGCTTCATAACCTGATGCTCGCCAAGTTCTACGGTACTAAAGAGATCGAAGTGAAGGGCTACAGGTTCACCGTGCCGGCGAAGAGGTCCAGCACGCGAGACAAGCAGGAGTTCAGGGAATTTCTGGATAACGTCGAAACGTACTACGCATCAGAACTAGGAGTTTGGCTTGGCCAAGAAGAACAAGAAGCCCTCGTTCGCGGCGCTTAAAAAGAAACTAGACGCTGTTTTCTCTCAGTGGATTCGCAGGAAAGATGCTACTTCCCAGGGTCTCGCTGTCTGCGTGTCGTGCGGGGCGGTAAAGCTTTGGAAGGAACAACAGTGCGGGCATTTTGTCTCAAGGATCTATCTCGCTACGAGATGGCACGAGAAGAATGCCGCCGTTCAGTGTGGCGCGTGCAACGTACTGAGGAGAGGCAACTACGCCGAGTACACAGCCTACATGCTCAGGAAGTACGGCCAGGAGGTAATTGACGAGTTGATTAGGTTGAAGCGCCAGCCGGTGAAGATGACCGCCGCCGAGCTGGAAGAGAAGATCCAGTTCTACCAACAAAAACTAGAAAGCCTCGCATGACCCCAAACCCGAAGAAAGAGCGAGTCCTTCAGATCGCCAAGGATCACCCAGACCTAAATAGAGCCGAGATTGCCAGAATGGCGAACTGCTCCGCCGCCTTCGTCACTCAGACCCTCGGAACGGTCAGGCAGTACAAGAAGCGCGAGAAGCCCCAGGAGCAGCCGTCTTGAGGGAGAAGATATTTAAGTCCCTCAATACCTCTGATCTCTCAAACGAGGAATGGGAGAACGCGGCCCATGTTGTAGCTTCGATTGGTGCGGCGCAAATTAACCGACGCCAATTAACCCTCGGCGCGTTGCTTTTGAGGCTCCGAGCTGGGCACGCTCAATTCCTCCCAAGGATCTTGGCTCTTCTGAGCCTCACAATCGCATCTAGAGCGCGCAGGAGCCATTGGAAGGGCATCGGACGCCACAACGCCCACACTGTCGCTCAAATCGCCGTAGATCGCTTCCTGGATGTTCTGTGCAGTGATTGTCGAGGAGTAGGAACCATCGGTGAATTAGGCCAAGTCATTGTCCTTTGCCAAACCTGCCGTGGTTCAGGCAAGCGGAAGGACTCTCAGCACTCGATGGCCGACGACTTAAATATGTCCATTGCTCAATTCAAGGAGCATGGCATTGCTGCTCACTTAAAAGAGATCTTGGCATTGATGGATCGCATGGAAGGTATGGCGGCCGGCGGAACGAAACTTCAAGCGCGAGGAAATTAAGCGAAAGTTCTTGCGCGAGTCATCTTTTGAGCGTAGTAAGCGTTAACGCCGTACCGAAGTAGAAGAACAATTCGGAGCGCCCGGTCGAGCTTACTCCCGGTTATCGCGAATCTAACGGATTCGCTCGCTCTAAAAAATCGCGCCTCCCGCCAGAAACCGCTAACAACCGTTCAACCGATAGCAAGCGGGCTGTCTGCGCTCGTGGAGGCCGACTTTCCTCCTTCAAGGAACGTTCTCGGACGTAAACCGAGTGGCGCAGGCTGTAGGCGCGATCTCGCTTCGATCTAAGCAGGCCGCTGGCTCCTGCGCGACGGGCCATCCTTTCAGGAAGATTCAGAATCGAGCAAATCCGGCTGTTTATTGGGCACGATCCGAGAGAAGCAGTAGGGACGCACGTCTTCCTCGAGTCTCTGTGGGAGAAGTGCGAAGCTCAGGTAAATCTAACGGTCCTGACGCCGAACCTCATTAGTGCGCTAAATCTTAGTTCGGACGGGACAAACAGCTTCAGCACAGCCAGGTTTGCGATCCCCGAGCTGATGGGTTACTCGGGAAGAGCAATCTTCATGGATGGCGCGGATATGCTTCTGCGCTGCGATATTAGGGAGCTGTGGAACGAGAAAGACGGCCCAGAGGCGGTGAAGGTCGTTAAGCACGACTACCGCACGAAGAACCCACGGAAGTACGTTGGCACTCCTCTAGAAGCGAATAACGAAGACTACGAGCGGAAGAACTGGTCTTCAGTGGTTATTTGGAACTGCGGGCATTGGGCGCACTTCCGAAACCGCGAAAAGCTTTTAAGCAACGACGGCAAATACCTTCACCGATTTAGCTGGCTTCAGGATCACGAGATTGGGGATCTACCAGCGAGGTTTAATCATTTAGTCGGTGAGCAAGACTTTGACGAGAAAGCCAAGATCGCCCATTTCACCTTGGGGATACCTGGCTTTGAGCATTACCGCCACGCCGATTACGCGCAGGAGTGGACGGAGCAACTGAAGCGCGCGGCTCGAGGACTTCAGTATCTAGGAAAGTAAATCTATGGCCGCTCCGAATCCCAAAGGCAGCACTGGTTACAGAGGCCGCGCCTCTACTCCAGGAAGCAATTCGCAGCACAAGGTTGGTAAGTGGAATGTGACGGCCGAGCTGCAGAAGGATACGGGCTCAATCATGGATGTTGACCGACCTTCCAGTTATGCCCAGATCGGCCCTCAGTCCAAGACTGGCTTTGGGAAGAACGAAGACCATACGAAGGGAAGCTAAATGGCAAAGATGAACGGGTGTAACGAAGGAATGGTTGGTCCCAACGGGACGCATTCCACGAGAATGCAGCCGCAAAACCACGGACGCCAGAACCTAGCTAAGGGCGGAGTCAACAAGCACTCAGGCGGTTCTGACAAATGGGGCGAGAAGCCCAGCGTAGCGGCTGGTGGTGCTCATCAGGGCAAATACACCCACATGCCGAAGAAGTATGGCTAAAGGCGCTCGGCACTGGATTGCTGGTGCTATTCAGCATCCCGGCGCTCTTCACAAGGAACTCGGTATTCCAAAGGGCAAGAAGATCCCAGCGAAGACCTTAGCCAAAGCCGCCAAGAAACCAGGCATTGAGGGCAAGAGGGCAAGGCTCGCTCAGGCCCTCAAGAAGATGCGTAGCTACTAATGGCAAATCAGTTCGACCGCAGAGGCCCGCCGGAACGCCTGAAAAAGGGCCATGACGACAGCACGAAGGACAAGATTCGCGCTGAAATGCTCTCCAAAAGACTGGAGAAGTACGCCAAAGCCAAGGGTAAATCCATCGAGAAGTACCGCATGGAGCCCGCCCAGGTGCAAGCCGCCAAGGTTCTGATCGAGCGCGGCAAGCCTGCTCTACAAGCCGTAGAGCAAACCATCGTTAATCCGATGGATCAAATGAGCCCAGAGGAGATTAGGGAGCAGGCAAAGGCCCTCATTTCTTCTCAGATTCCGCTGGTGCTCGATGCAATCGACTCAGATCCAGCTCTCAAGGCCGCTGTCCAGGCGCATATCAGCCAGAAACCTGTGTTGGTAGAGCACAAACAGGACACAAAGGCGGCGTAAGTCGTTCATTCGTAAGGCAGTACAGCGGATTAGCCAACTGATGCTCAATCAGTAGGCCAGGAGATTCCCTTGGCCGAGCTGGCCGGCATGGGGTGCCCTCCCCCACGGCTCGCATGAGCGGGCACGAGTACCCCTTCCCATATTTTCGGAGCCCATTTGCTTCCCCCGTTATGCCAGATGTGCGGCACGAAGCATCACGCGCATCAGGCGCATGTCTTTGCATCTAACAGGGCTGCATCTAACACAAGTGCATCTAACAGATCAGCAGAGGTCCGACCTAGAGCGGTTATGGGCGAGGGCAAAGACAGCGCCGGCTGGGAGTGCGGAGCGCGGTCAGGTGGATTGGGAAGTGATGCGGTGGTGGGAGGAGTTAATCGGAAGCAGCGCTGGTCAAGAGACGCATACAACGCCTACCAGCGCGAGTACATGAGGAAGCGTCGGGCGCGTGGCTGATTTCATCGCTGACTTCCGGGAGGTTATTCGGAGGGGTACAGGCAGCGAGCTAAAACAGAGACAAGTCCTGAGGAAGCTGGATCGGTTCGAGAGGGAGCTTAAAAAGGTTGGCGGGGATGTAAATGCACATCCTCAGCGGAAGTTTGTTGAGGCTCTTTGCCAGGACGGGCACGGAGATTTTAAGGAGCTGATGAAGCAGCTCTGCTTTGCGAGACTGGTCCGTGGTGACTTTTCGAGCTGGGAGGGCTGGCAGTTCAGAAACGAGTGGGCTGAAGCTTCTTACCACCCGTCGATGTATGAAAGACGTTGGAAGCCTGGAGATGGGGCTAAATCTTTAGCTATCTTGGGGGAGCAGGGGATTGGGGACGAGATCATGTTCTCGTCTTGTCTTGGGGAGGTTTGTGATTTAGTCCCAGAGGTCGTGGTTGAGTGCGATCCTAGGTTACAAGCTGTGCTCGAGAGAAGCTTTCCGGTGAAGACGAGACCTAGGTCGGACATCATTCACCGTGGGACTTCGATCAGGTATTTAACCGCTGACCGTGAGGAGGAGAAGTTCATCCCCATTGGAGACTTACCAAAGCTCTTTAGGAGGTCCAGGGAAGACTTTCCTAGAGTCCCGTACCTCAAACCCCTGCCGGAGAAAGTCACGTCCTACGCCGATCTGAAAGGCAGGACCGGTATTGCCTGGAGGGGGAGGACTGGTCAATTTAGAGCCGAAGACCTGGGGGTGGTTAATCCGGTCTTTCTTCAATACGACGGCTGGGAGTACGAGACTGAGAATTTAAGCGGTTTCAGACCTCCTATTGATTTACACGATGACGTGGAAGACATCCTCGGGATCTGTGCGAATCTCGAGAAGGTCGTTACTACTACCCAGACGATTGTCCACTTCGCTGGAGCTGTAGGAACGAAGGTCGAAGTGATCCTGCCGCCTAAAGGTTCTTCAAGGGTCGAGAACGCGATCCCTTACCGATACACCCAGCCGGAGATGGTGTGGTATCGGGATGTGAAAGTTTTTCCTAGCTTGATGGCTTACAAGAGATGAACGTCTGCATCGTAGGTCACGGTCCGAGTCTCAGGACCGCGAAGCTGGGTAAAGAGATTGACGCTTGCGATTTGGTGGTGAGGTTGAAGAACTGCGGATATTTACTGGCTGAACCGCAGAACTACGGTCGCAGGACCGATGTCATGTGCTCCTCGACCGAGGTCTTGTACAACCTCCCGAAGATCAAAGCATCTGAGTATTGGGGCTGGCCGAAGAAGGGGGAATATTCTCCAGCCAGAGTTAAGAGACTCGAGCGGATCGTCAAACCGGCCCCGGTGAAAATTCCTCTGCAAGCGGCGATGCTTTGGACTGCTGTTTTCCACGAGCTGGGCGGGAAGCACAAACATCTTTCAACTGGCCTTGGCGCAATCGTTTGTGCTCTGGAACTGAAGAGGCCTGAAAAGATTTACCTCGCTGGTTTCGACAAGGTTATTAATCCAGAGACCGAGGGCTATCAGTCCACCGTCCCCACCCTTTGGAACAAAGAGGGTAAGGCGGATACGGGCCACGATTGGGCGAAAGAGAAAGAACTGCTTGGGTATCTGCAGGCTCACTACAACTCGAAAATAATCGACCTTGCTCGCGGTCACTACCTTTCACCCGCAGGGGTACAGCTCGTACGGCCGGCGGCTGCTTGAGGGATTAGCAGAGTTCTTTCCCGGGAAGACGGTTTCTTACTACGAAGAGAAACCCGATCTTGAGCACGAAAAGATCGAGCATCGAGACCTCTTCCAGATTCCGGGCCTCAAGGAATTTCTAGAGAAGATCAAGAGGCACCCGGGGACAGACGGTAGGGGGCGTGATGGCCGGTACGACTACCGCTATAACGCCAGCGGGTTTTGCAGGAAGGTCTTCGCTCAGGACTCTGTTTTTGACGAAGACAGGTTTGTGTTTTGGTTCGACTCTGATTGCGTAGTCAAGAAGCCGATCCCGGAGGATTTCCTAGAAAGTCTTCTCGGCGGGACAGCACTTTGTTTCCTCGGCAGGAGTGGAGATCAGTCCTACACCGAGACCGGGTTTATTGGGTTTGACACCAAACACCCTGACTTTCAGAAATTCAGGTCACGGTATCTCAGCTACTTCACAACCGGGAAGATTTTCTCGCAACTGAAGGGCTGGCACGACTGCATCGCGTTTGACTACGCGAGACAGGGAATAGAAGGTAAGAACCTAACCCCTGGAGGTCATGGGGTGGGGCATGTCCTGCCCGATTCCAAGATGGGGCAATACCTGGTCCACCTTAAAGGACCGAGGAAGTTCTCGGACAAATACATAAAGGACGCGCTTGCCTCCGTCGAAAGAGTGGCTTGACCCGTTGTATTGGGCGATGGTGACGGATGGGATCCTCGCGCCCCCAGAAAACATAAAAGAAAAGCTAGAGGAGTTTCTTGCATCAGTTAGCAAGCGGCACCTGGGGGACTGAAGAACTCGAGGCTGTAAGAGAGGTGGTCGATAGCGGCCGGTTCACGATGGGCGCTAAGACCTCCGAATATGAGAAAGCGTTCGCGGACTATATTGGCAGTAAGTACGCGGTGGCCTGTAATTCCGGCTCTTCCGCCAACCTACTCATGGTTGCGGCCTATACCCTGCGCTATGGGCGAGGAGTTGCGATTGTCCCGGCCGTGGCGTGGGCGACTTCTTACAGTCCATTCCAGCAATACGGTTGGAAGCTCGTCTTCCTCGACATCGACCGCGAGACGCTTAATTACAACCCGGCTGATCTTTGGCGGGCGGTAGAAAAATACGAGGACGCGGTAATCCTGGCGGTGAATCTTCTGGGCAACCCGAACGACTTCAACGCCTTTCCCAGAAAGGCTCATGTCCTAGAGGACAACTGCGAATCTCTAGGAGCTGAGTACGACGGCCGGAAGACCGGATCTTTCGGCTTGATGTCGTCTCACTCGACTTTCTTCAGTCACCACATCTGCACGATGGAAGGCGGTATGGTGACGACCAACGACGAGTGGTTGTATCAGGCGATGCTATGTCTCAGGTCTCACGGCTGGACTAGGCATCTTCCAGAAAAGAACGTCTTTGGGGTCAAGCCGGGGAAATTCGATTTCCTCTTTCCTGGGTACAACCTGCGGCCCACGGAGATGCAAAGTGCCATTGGGTTACGGCAGTTGGAAAAGCTTGACCGAATTATCGAAGGCCGGAGGGACAATGCCTCAAGGTTCCCGCTCAAGACCCAGAAAGAGACAGGCAAAAGCTCGTGGTTTGGCTTTACTGTCTTTGGTTCAGATGTGGAGAGAGTGTCTAAGAGCTGCGAGACGCGGCCGGTGGTTACGGGCAATTTCCTTCGTTCGCCGTCCATAAAGTTCTACGACTACGAAAGCTTAGAGACTCCTAACGCTGATTACGTTCACGACCAAGCCTGCTTTATAGGCAATAGTCACGAGCGTATTGACTGGAGTTTTATCTGACCTTCCACCCGACCATGAGGGCTGTGGTGGAGAAGGTAAGACCGCTACTTCCACCCAAAGCAAGGGTCTTGGAGTTCGGGAATCAGCGGTTCACCGCAGGCAACGATTTTGGAAGTACAGAGGACTTCTACAAGAGTCTGGGGATCGAATATCTGGCTCTAGACGTGAACGAGAAGATGGGCGCAGTTATTTGCGACCTGAATAAGACAGGTCATTCTCACCGAGCGGAGTTGGTGACAAATAACGGCACTTCAGAGCACATCTTCAACCAAGCAGCATGTTTCCAGAATGCTCACGAGATGAGCACGGACGTGATGCTCCATGTCTTACCTTTTACGCCGTGGATCAATCATGGTTTCTACAACTACAACCCGATCCTCTTCAGGGATTTGGCTGCGGCGAACGACTATAAGACGATCTTCCAGGCCATCGCCAATCGCTCGAGGCAGTGGATTGAGCTAGGTGAATGGGCGTTTGTAGAGAAAAGACCTGACGAGCTGATTAGGAAGGCCCAAAGACTCATGCCTGGAGGGGAAGTGTTCGTTGTTTTTGTTTTCCGAAAGAAGACCGACGAACCATTCAAATTCCCGTTTCAGGGCAAATACAGGCAGGACATAACGGACAGAGGCTTGGTTGACGCCTACGCTGCTGGATAAAGCCCAGCGAATTGAGACCGACCCGTTTCCTCATGTTGTTGTTGAAGGGGCTCTGCCAGAGGGTTACTACGAGAGGTTGGTAAGCACAAGACCAACCCCAGAGCAGATCATGCAGTGGACGGGCAAGATTCTGGGACCGAATCAAAGGCTGGATCTCCCGACGAAGCAAGCGCTATACAGGCTTCCTCCCATCTGGGTCGAGTTCTGTAGAGCACATACATCTGCAGATTTCGTGCAGATGGCAATGAGGCTGCTGAATGCTCCGCTAGTTCAAGCAACCAGGATCGAGTGTCAGCCGGGGATTAACACTCCCAGCCCTGTTTTATCGAAGGTCAGGGGGCCTCATTTGGACAACCCCAAGGAAATCTATGCTGGGTTGTTCTACATGGCATCTGACTCAGATGGCGGGGACTTGGAAATCTACCGCTGGAAGTCTGGAGAGAAGAAGTACCACGGAAAACTTGAAGTCTATGAGGAATGCGTCGAGCTGGTGAAGACGGTTCCTTATAAACCGAATACCTGCGTTTTTTTCCTCAACGGACCTAATGCTTTGCATGGGGTCACTCCGAGGAAGTCGAAGAACTTTAGAAGCCTAGTGAATGTGATCGCGGAGACGCGAGAGCCTTTGTTCCGGGTCGGCCACGGCCCCTACTAAGTAGAGAGAAGAAAATGCCGAGACTAAATAACAACAGCTTCACGGCGAGCGGCGATCTCCTGTGGACGCAGGATGTCTATGGGAGTGATGGAGCTAAGCAAGTCCTCGCGGCGCAGATCAGGGCGTACGCCGATGGAGCTGCTGCGGATAGCGCCATCCCTGGCCGGTTCGAGTTCTGGACCTCGACCTCTGGCGGCACGCTCACCAAAGCGCTGACTCTGGATGCCTCCCAAGCCGCTACTTTCGTAGCCGGCATTACGGGGACCAACGTCACCGCCTCGGCTCTTCTCAAGCTCTCCGGTATCGAGACCGGTCTTACGGCGCATGCTGGCGGTGGTCAAGGTTCCGCCCTGGCCCTCTCGGGGTCCAAATCGGTTCATAACGTCACCACTGTTGGGACGGCTGCTGACTCCGTGGCGCTGCCTCTCGCTACTGGCTCAGGGGCGATTCACATTGTCAAGAACTCCGCAGCCTCCAACTCGATGCAGCTCTTCGGGTCCGGGACGGACACGATTGATGGCGTTGCCACCGGTACTGGCGTCGCGGTAGCGGCTGGTAAGTGCCGTATCTGCGTTGACTTCGCCTCGGGGACCTGGCTCTCACTCCTCGGAGCCTAATGCTCATTTCAGAGGACTACCGGGAGCAGAACAGGCTTCTACACGCATCGGACAAGACCTTCGGGGTCGGGGCAAGAAAGAAAGTGGCCTTGATAAAGGAACTGGAGGCCAAGTACGGCACGAGGGACATCCTGGACTATGGATGTGGAAAGAAAGACCTTCAGGGAGCTTTGGGTTACGAGATACAGAATTACGACCCATGCGTTGCTGGGTGTGATGCAGAACCAAGGCCGGCGAGGCTTTTAGTTTCCCTTGATGTTCTCGAGCACGTCGAACCGGAGCTATTAGACAACGTGCTAAGGCACATGCGCGGCCTGATGCTTGAGGCCGGATTGCTAATCATCGCGCCGAGAGAATCCAGCGCGATTCTTCCTAATGGGAAGAACGCCCATCAAATTGTCAAAAGCAAAAAGTGGTGGGTCAGGAAGGTTGGGGAGTTCTTCAACATCGAATCCGTCTCTCCTAAGGAGAACGACGTAATCATTTACGTCAAGGCATGACCGACGTACAAAACCTCTGGGACGAGGTAAACGGAAGGCTGACAGCGATAGTAGTTAGATACCCGGATACCGAGCGGTTCATCGAGAGCTTCAGAAAGCACGTTCGGTTTGCGCTTCATCATCCCCTAGAAGCCCGACACGAAAAGCTCCTGAAGAAGGGCAAGAAGTGGCTGCTTGAGGTCAAGTGGAAACACCCGCTTTTCAGGAATGACTTTGACGCGATCCTGAATGCAATAAGCAAATTCGAGGAGTCGCGTGGGCAATGAAGCGAGGCAGTTAGCTGAGATCCTAGCTGCTAGTAAGAGAGAAAAAGAAACCAACCGGCTCAAGTATTACGAACCCTACCCGTACCAGCTCAACTTCCACAACGCGGAGGGGTATCTAACCCCAGGAAGACCGGCGGTACACAGGGCGTTGATGGCTGCCAATCAGGTTGGGAAGACGACCTGTGCGGCGATGGAAGCGGCCATGCACGCCACAGGGAGATATCCGGGGTGGTGGAGAGGAAACCGGGTAAGTCGTCCTAACGTCGGTCTTGTTGGCGGTCTTACCAACGAATCTGTACGGGACATCTGCCAGAAGGAGCTCTTCGGAGACCCGACCGACGACAAGCAAATCGGCTTCGGGACGATTCCCAAAGACGCGATTGGGTCGATTACAAGAAAAGCCGGAGTTCCTAACGCAATCGACTCGGCCCTTGTAAAGCACGTCTCTGGAGGTTGGTCGAAGATCGCTTTCAGAGCCTACGAGCAAGGCGCAAAGAAGCACATGGGCTCGAGGATTGATTGGGGCTGGCCCGACGAAGAAGCGCCTGAAGATATTTGGGCTCAGTACATCCGGGCGACTTTAGCAACCAAGGGATTCCTGTTTATGACCTTCACCCCAGAGGAGGGGATGACGAAGGTCGTTTACGGATTTATGAACGACCTGAAGACAGGTCAAGCCTTGGTAAGGGCGACGTGGGATGACGCGCCACACATGAACCACGACAGGCGCGAGCAAATGCTCATGTCCATCCCGGTCCACCAGCGGGAGATGAGATCCAAGGGCATCCCGTTGAGGGGATCGGGATTGGTCTACGCAGTCCCAGAAGAGTCCATCACGGTCGAGGACTTCGAGATTCCGGCTTACTGGCCTCGGGTCTGTGCTGTGGACTTCGGTATTGGTCACGGCTTCGCCTGCGTCTGGGTTGCGTGGGATAGGGATAAGGACGTTCTGTACGTCATTGATGCTTACAAGGCATCGGACGAGAAGATGTCCGAGCACGTTTCCCAGCTCAATAGAAGGGGAAACTGGATTCCGGTCATGTGGCCGCATGACGGTCTTAACCGGGAAAAGTCTTCCGGGGAACCTTTAGCAGAGTTGTACAGGAAAGAGGGCGCGAATATGTGGCACGAGCCCTTTTCCAATCCTCCAGCCCCAGGAGTTGATGAAGGCAAGGGCGGGAACTCGGTCGAGTACGGAATTGAGGAAATTCTCGACCGGATGAGCACCAATCGCTTCAAGGTCTTCAAGACTCTCAGACCTTGGTTTAACGAGTGGATGGATTACCACCGCGACGAAGGAAAGATCGTCAAGCAATACGACGATCTGATGGATGCGACTAGATATGCGTCTTTGTCGATCAGGCACGCAACGACTCAGACGCTAAGAATAAAAATGCGCCAGCCGGCGGTGGGGATGTCGAACTGGTAGAGGAGCACCAATTTGGCACAACAAGAAACCTCCAATAAGGAGGTCAAGCGCCGGAAGATCAGGAAGTCCGACTGGCAGAAGGTCGAGGAGTTTCTAAAGAAGGAGCTCCAATCCAGAAAAGATAACCCTTTCCGCAAGACCCACGAGAAGCGTTGGAAAGAGGTTGATCGTCAGGTCGCGATGGAGCCGATGCTCAAGTACCTGCCGAACGGGCAGCAGGCTCCACAGACGTGGCAATCGTCCTTTGAACTAGGAGAGCTGTCCAAGGCTTCAGAGGTCATCACCGCAGATGTAATGAGGCTCGCTTTCCCGCAAAGCCGCACATGGATGGAGGCGCATGTAAAGCCCCCCATGACGGTCGGGCAGCAGGGTAATCCTGTTGTTGCCGTGGACGAGAACAAGCAGAAGAAAGCCGATGGTGTTGTGCGGTCGATGATGACTCAGCAGCACATGGACTTTGGCCTAAAGGCCAGAGTCGAAATCTCGATCAAGGAAGCCCTCCATCACGGAAGCTTTGTAGCGACCTGTGAGTGGGAGCAGCAGAACAAGGTCTATGACGGGCAGGGGTTGGAGTCTCTAGAAGCCCCGGTCTGGAAGCCTCATTCCATGTGGAATTGCTATCCAGACTCGAGTCCTTCGGTCATCGCCGGCGCGAATATCTTCTACACCGGCTCGATGATGATTGTTTCGTATATGCCTCGCTACAAGGTTCTTGAGTTCAAGGGCGATGGCTATATGAACATCGACCCGAACAAGATTCAGAAGAAGAACCCGAACAAGGACGGGAAAGAAGAAGACTGCGAGTTAGTCACCTACTACGGCGACTTGGTGATCGAGAGAGAGGACGGAGATATTTATCTCCCAAACTCTAAGTGCATGACCGCCAACGGGACCATCATCTACTACAAGCCCAATGACCTCCCGTTCCCGGAAGTGATTTACATGGGCTATGAGCGTCAAGACATCAGAGACCCGTACTTCACGAGCCCGCTTGAGAAGAACAGTCCCATGCAGAAGATGACGACTGTCCTTGCGAACAAGTTTATTGACGGGGTTGATCTTCACATCCAACCCCCGGGAACTTTCGACGGCAACGACGCCTACCTTGTCCAGAATGGCGGCCCCTCGATCTACCCCGGGGCGATGAGCCCGAGCAAGGGGTCCAACAAGGTTACGTTCATGCCAGTTGGCGATCCTCGGGTCGCTCTCATGGGTGTCCAGTTTGGACTGCAGAAGATCGAGGAAGGGACCAGCGTCAACGCGATCAGGTCTGGGGCTACCGACTCCGACCGCAAGACCGCTACTGAAGTGCAGAACACTCAAGCCGGGTCCGAGATCAGGACCGTTGATTTCGTCGGCAAGCTTGAGCAGTCAGGTCTGAGACCCTACCTCTATATGCAGCACGAGAGGAACCTGAAGCAGCTCAAGTCGTATTCGTTCTACTGTCCAGAAAAAGGACTTCCCGATTTTCTGACGATCACCAGGAAAGACCTCCCGAAGGTCGTTCACTTCGAGATCGTGGGTTCTAAAGGGGTTTTGGGCGAGCAGAAACGTTCTCAGCAGATGACTGCTGTAACGGCTTTTGCTTCGTCTAATCCGCTCTTTGCTCCTCTTCTCAACGCTCCGCAAATCCTCATTGATATGTACGAGGACGCCGGGGTTAAAGGTGCTGAGACCTACGTTAAGACCGAGCAAAACATCACGCCTCAGGTCAGGGCGCAGATGCAGCAGATGCAAGAGGTTATCAAAGAGCTTCAGCAACGACTTCAGGAGTCCGAGTCTGGGAACCAGGCCAAGATGGCCGAGATTCAGCTCAAGGCCCGTCAGGCGACTATGGAACTGATCGCGGAGCAAAGACAGGCGGCGGCGGAGCAAAACGCGGAGAGACATCAGCAACTCCTAGACGCGGCCTTTGACCGCTGGAAAGCCAAACTCGAGGCTGTGACTAAGGTTCAGGTCGCCAAGATCCAGGCTGCAGCCAAACCGAAGGAAGAGAAAAAAGCCGCGTGAGCATCCTGAAGGAACTGGCTGGAGATCCACGTTGGATTGGTCTCATTAAAGCCGCAGAAAAGATGCGCCCGGACGTTCCTGCGTGGAACCCGGCGGAAGCAAACGTAGAGGATTGGAAGCATAAGTCGGCCATGCGAGACGGCTTCGATTTGTGCCTTCAAATCTTCACGGAAGTCAAGAAGTAAACCTCAAAACGGAGATTTCAGAATGGCGGAAGTAACGCAGGGGAGCCCTACGCCCCCTCAAGCGCCTGCCGCGCCCGCTGCACCGGCAGAGCCCCAGCCTCAGGGTTTGGAGAAGGTCTACAAGGACTTCAACATCGAGGACACCGCATCACAGTTTCAACCGCAGAGCCCGCAGCCTGCAACGCCTCAACCACCGGCACCGCAACCGCAAGTCAAGTTCGATCCGTTCGACCCCAATTTCGGGGCGCATATGGAGCGAGTTACGCGGGCCGCTTCCGAGGCGCAAAGCTCTCTACACCAAACGAGGCAGGAGCTTAACCAGCTTCAACAACAACTCCATTCTCAGAGGGTAGAGGCGGACATCAAACAGGCAGTGGAGACACTGACGGAAGGAACCGGGTTAAAGCCCAAGATCGCGGAAGTTGCAATGGAAGCGAAAGCCAGGGAGGACGCGAGATTCCGTGCGATTTGGCAGAACAGGGCGAAGAACCCTGCTGCTTATCAAGCGGCGCTCAAAGCTTTCAGGATGGAGCTTCAGGACGAGTACACGGTCAAGCAAGACCCGCAACTAGCTGAGAACCAGCGCGCCGTCAGGGCTTCACAACAACAAATGGCGACGACGCAGAAACCAACCGAAAACGACCGATGGGCCAATATGTCCTTGTCTGAAAGGGCGGCCGAGAGGGAGCGCATCAAGCGCATGGGTTAGTAGCTGCTGTCAAGCCTTCACCAAGAAAGGCTCTTTAGAAAATGGCACTTCTTCAATCGAACTTCATTAGCACCGTCCAGGGGCCGGTTAACTACGTCCTCATGGAAGAGCTGCTGTCGGCGGCTCGCAAGCGTCTTCCGTACTTCAACGGCACTCTCCCCGGCAAGCTCGACAAGATGCAGGGTTCCGCGTCGGTCAAGTGGCGTCGGATTGAGAACCTGAGCGCGGCCACCACGGCGCTCTCGGAGAACACGGAAGGCACGACCCCTGCCTTTGGCTTTGGTCGCTCCACGGTCCGCCCGAGCATTACCGATGTGACGGTTGCGATTGCCAAGTACGGCAACGCGATCTCGCTCACGGAGGAAATCGACCTCTTCAACGTGAACTCGAACAGCCTCGCCCTGATGGACACGATGGGCGCGAACGCTGGCGAGTCGCTGAACACGCTGATGCGGGACATTTTCAACGGCGAGTCCGTGATCGTCCGTAACGGCGCTGGTTCGGCGGGCACTTCGGCCGCGACCTATTCCTCGGTCGCTGCGTCGATTTCGCTCAACGACATCAAGTACACGGTCAACCAGCTCAACCGCAACTCGGCCATGAAGTTCACGCCGGCCGGGTTCGGCTCGACCAACGTCGGCACGTCCCCGATCCGCCAGTCCTACTACGGCATCTGCCATGTGGACGTGGAAGAGGACATCCGTGGCCTGACTGGCTTTATCCCGGTCGAGCAGTACGGTGGTTACACCGAGACCGAGCCGGGCGAGTTCGGCGCGGTTGGTGGAGTTCGTTGGTGCTCGACGGAAATCGCTCCCATCATCTCGGACGGTTCTACGGAGTCGGCGGTTGCGACTTCGTTCCAGGGCTCCAGCGCGACTCTGCACCACGTCTACTCGACGTTCATCTACGGTCGCGAGGCCGTGGGTTCGGTCGGCCTTGGCGAGACGCATGCCAAGGAGATTTACATGATGTACGACCGCGTTCCGACTGTTGAGTTGATCTACCACAAGCCCGGTTCCTCGGGTGTGGCCGATCCGTTCAATGAGAACGGGACTCTGGCGTGGAAGGCGTGGTTTGCCGGGAAGCGTTTGAACGAGAACTGGCTCGGCAAGATCCAGACTCTCGCCGGCAGAGCCGGATAACAACAAGACCCTTAACGGGCTTCTCCCCGTCGCAAGGCGGGGAGTTTTTCCTTAGGAACGAATGGATCAATTCGAGGCAGCAAAGGCAAGGGCGCTAAAGAACCAAGCCCGCTTCCGTGAAGCGAGAGAAAGACAGGCGGAAGAATCGGCCATCGTTGTGCCAGAGGTTCCCAAGGAAAAACCACAAGAAGGTCGGATGGAAAGTAGGGACGCGGTAATCGACATCTCGGTTTCACTCCCCAGCGGGGGCTTTGCGATTCGCTTGGTCAAGAAAGATGTCCTGAAGAACGTCCCGGCTCCTGTGAAGCTGAACAAGAACGAGTTTCGTAATCGTCTGATTGAGGGGCTACGCCCTCTCTTAGGAGCGGTGCAGGATGAACCTCATTACAGCGGTCGGAAGGATTCTTAGAGCAAACGGCGTCATCAGGGGGGATACCGACCTACCGACGACCCTAAGCGATCTTCAGCACGGAGCGACGATCAACCTTGCTGCGGTTGCGATTCAGGATGACCTGAACGATCTTGTTTCTGACGAGCTGATCCCCTATGAGTACGACAACACCGGGTCAATCGTCACGGTTGCGGGGACGAGGACGTACAGCCTTCCGTCTAACTTCGTTCAGTTCTTCGGGAGTCCTGCGGTCCTTTACAGGTCGTCCAACAACGTCAACCTATATGAATACCCGGGAGGGCTGGAGAGGCTAATTGTCGTCCACCAAGACTACGCGACGACGCAGAGCGATCCGCAGTATTGGTACCTGGAGCCAGGGACTACCAAGAAGATTGGTTTCTGGCCGGTTCCTTCTTCTGCGATTACGTTCACCTTCCCTTATGAGAAGGACGTTTCGGTAACTAGTGCTTCGGACACGCTTCCATTCCAGAACGAGATCGAGGCACAGACCTTTTGCCGTATTGCTTCCAGAAGGTTCAAGTTCCTCTATGAGAGCCTCGAGCTTTCAGGTCTAGACCAAGACCCTGAGAGGACGGACGCAAAAGCGACTCTCTTTGCTCTCATCAAAGGTCGCCGGCCCTCTAAGACGTGGGCTCCGATCTATAGATGAAGCTCGTCTTCCCTGGGGGGCTTAACGAGCAGCAAACGCCGAGCCTTTATGAGTGCGCTGAAGGGTACAACTTCGAGCTTGGGCTAAGACAGTCGAAGCTCATCCCGAGGAAGCCGATTGACCTTAAAGGCACGGCCCCTAACGGACTGGCTGCTAATGGATTCATCCAGCTCGTAAAGCGTGATAACTCGGAAACGACTCTCGTACAGGCCGGAGATACGGTCTATCTATGGGACGGGGCTTCGAGTTTCACCAGCAAAGGGACCGTAGCTTCAAATTCAAAACTCAGGGACGTTTATTGGTCTTTGGGTGATTACTCGATCATCGTGGACAACGCCAAGTCCACGGTGGTCAAGAAGTGGGACGGGACAACTCTTAGCACCCTGACCACTGGTTTAGGGACCAACCTCTTTGCGAAGTATGGGGTGGTGTTCCTCGGCAGGGTTTGGCTGGCGAACGTAACGACCTCAACAGACACGCCGCACCTGATGGTTGCGAGCGCGTTTGAGGACCCCACCACTTACGACACATCCAAGCGTGGCGGTCCTTCTACCGACGGCGGCGGGTCGTTCGTTACTGGGCAAGAGGCTTTCTACATGCTCTCCCCGGACCTGAAGCCCATTAACGGCTTCCTGGTCTTCTTCGATCAGCTAATCATGTCCACGGAGGGCGGGAGGCTTTACAAGCTCACAGGGACAACCGCCGCGACGTTCAAGTGGGTGGACTACTACTCCGGGTCTGCAGCTAAAGGCCCTGAGTCGATGGTTAACGTCGGGAACGATGTTATTTATCTCAAGGCTGGCGGCGGGATTGATCGGCTCTCCACGACTCAGACCTCGGGAGACGTGGCGGCTGATGATTTGTCGCGGTGGATTCCAACCACCACGCAAAACCTGACCAGCGCTTTAGCGGTCTACGATCAGACATATCAGAAGGTTTACTTTTTCGTCCCGAATAAGGTTCTCGTCCTTTATAAGGACTTGCTCAACGCCGAGCTGAGTCCTTGGTCGGTCTATAAGACCCAGCAAAGCTTCGCGTTCAATACCAACGCCGCGAAGTACATGAAGATGCCTGGGACGCAGACGTACACCGTCTACTTTGGAGATTCGGCGGGAAGAATCTTCGACATTAACGGGTCTGGATCTTCCGGGGACGCTGGAAGTTCAACGATTGCGACGTACCGGAAGACGAGATTTATCTACAACGGCGAGGGCGGAGACAAGCTTGGCCGTGGAGCGCTGAACCTTCTCAAGAAGGTCCTGAACGGGATTGTTTGGTATCGGAGGATCTTTAGTTCCTGCGATGTCACGATTTCTTTTGATTGGGGAGATGAATACAACATCTCCTCGTCAACCATCACTCTGAAAGGCGCTCCATCCTCGAGCGCTGGGGTTTACTACGGTGGAAGCAACTATTACAGCGGATCAGGTTCGTACTACTCCTCGGGCTCGGCGTTCGCCCAGAAAATCTCAAGCCAAACCTTCAGTCCCACAGGCAAAGGCCCAGGATGTTCAATCGCCGTCAACCTCGATACCAGTACAGCCTTCCAAATCGACTCAATCGACATCCAGCCGTAGAGAGTGGCTGTTCAAAAAGTCACGACCTGTAATCAGGCCGTATGAACCTAGAGACAACGGCTACCTCTGGGCTGCTTATAAGAGCGGGTCGTTTGACCTTCCTGAGGAACTTACTCAGGAGCAGTTCCTAGTAGAGATCGCAAAGAAATTCGGTTCCTTCCCTTTGGTCTGGGTGGTCGAGGACGACACCAAATCTCTGAAGGCGGGGAGAGGTCAAGTAGGTCTCGTTTGCCTGAAGACTGATGGGTGGGCTTTCGAGCCTCACGCTCACTTCTTTAGCTGGGCGACGAAGAGAAACAAGCTAAGGGCTGCGGTGGCGTTCTTCCACATGGTGAGGAATAGCCGCGTAGTCGGAGCTTGTGTGGTCAGAACAATAAAAAAGGACTTCGCCTATATGAAGCACATGGAAAAGTACGGACTGCTTTATGTGCGAGGGAAGATTCCTTTCGGAAGCCCCAATGGTCACATCTGGGTCTTCTCGATTGAAGGCAAGAGGGCGCAGTAAGTGGCTCTTGGGGGAATGAGAAATAGCAACCTGTCTGGACAGAATCTCGGCTGGTCGTTTCTCGTAGGGGACAACGGAGAACCTACAAGCGAGGGCGCTGCTCTAGCGGAGGTTAACGCTGCTCGAGCCAGGGGCGTTCCTGTGCAGGAGATCCAAGCGGGCGGTTCTATACCTGACGGCTACATCGGAGCTGGAAGCATCAACGGGCGGCAGTTCATCGTTCCGATCAGCGGATACAACCAGTTCCAGGATGCCTACACCGCATCTCATAGGCAAAGCGACAGTCCTTTTGCGGCTTTGCAAGACATGAGCGAAGGTCTTGCCGTTGGTCTAGGCGGGCCTCTCGCTGGATACGGAATTACTTCACTTGCTGCAGGTACGCCATTTGCTGCTGGCGGAGCATCTGCGGCACAAGGCGCGGCTAACAGCGCTGGAGGGAGCGGTATGTGGGATTGGCTGGATTCTTTCGACCCGACGAATTTTGAGGGTGGCAGTTCGGATTTCTTCAACCCGGACTATAGCCAACCGTTCTCCCTCAATACTTCCGATCCTTTCGCGGTCAATCCAAACGACCCATTCGGGCCGAGCCAGATTGATCTTGGGCGCGATCCTCTCAACACCATCACTGCGCCGCCTACTGGCAATCCGCTGATTGATAACCCCGGCATGGTGAGGAACCTTGCCGGGTCTGGATTTGTTCCGGCCGCATCCAATTCATTTTTCGGAGGCATTACCGGCGCTGATGTGCTGAAAAATGCCCCTAGTCTCTTTAGCGGCCTGAAAGGACTCTTTGCTCCGTCCGGGACTGGGTCTCCTGCTCCGTCAACTGGCAGCGGTGTTCTTGGGTCAATCCTCAATGATCCACTTGGGGCGGCTTTCAACGCAACTCCCTTCCTCCTCGCACTGAATGAAGCCAATCGCCAGAGCGGAGACCTCAACAACGTCCTGAATCAGATTAACGGGGACGCCTATACGAGAACGGTCCTTAATCCCTACGACATGGAGACTGGCGCGGGTAGAACCAGTCTACTTAACGATCAAGAGCTGCGTGGGGTCCGGGGGTCGTCTTTTGGAGATCAAGCCCTGAACAACTACGACTACATGAGAGCCATCGGTCGCGGTGATCTGGCGAATCGAGGCATTCTGTCCTCGGCGCAGCTCCAAGGAAGCCTCATCAATCAAAGGAACACCAACCGCAATCTTCTCCTTGGAGCTGGCCTCAATGCTTCTGGCCGGCTTTTCTCTCCGCAGCCTGATCCGTTCGGGCTTCGCGCTCTTGGGCTGATTCAATAATGGCCGCCTTCGGGGATGTGCTCAGAGGGTTGGGGTCTGTCCTTAACCCTCAGGTAGCTCAAGAGTTGGGTGCTGAAGACCGTATCCAACAGCAGGCAGGCAATCAGGTTGGGATGCTCATGCTTCAAAAGCGGCTTGAGCAGCAGTCTCCTGAGTACCAGGCGCGCCTTGAAGCACTAAATAACGAGCGTCAATTCAGGGCGGCAGCTCAAGCTTCTGCCGGAGACCCTGTGAAACTCGCGGAAGCTGCCGTTACCTACGGTAAGCCAGATCTGGCGGTGTCGCTCTACAACCAGCAACAAGCCAGAGCCGACAGGCTCCAGGCCGCTAGGGACCAACTCGTTTTTCGTGAAAAAGAACTTCAGCAACGCGCAGAAGACAAGGCGGCTGATCGAGAGCAACGCGCGCAGGCCCAGGCTGATTTAGCCGACCTAAAGAGACAGCAGTTATCTCTTCAAGGGGAGATCGCTAAGGGCAACCAAGACCTGAAGCGCATGCAGTTCCAGATGCAGGGCGATCAGCAACTCGTCAAGCAAACGCAGCAGCTCGGCTCCGCGCTCGAGAAAGCCAATCTCCCGGAGGCTGATTCTGTCCTCGGCGCAGTTGAAGAGGCGGTGAAGAAGAATCCAGACCTTGCTTCTTACATCTCTGGGCCGAAGTCCCTGCTACCGGATATGGCGGTTGGGACAGATATTGCTGCCGGCCGGCAGGCGTTTCAGAAGCTTTTCAACATCACCTTGAAAAATCGTTCGGGGTCTGCCGTCACCAACCAAGAGCTAGAGCGCCTGAAGCAGGAATTTGCGACGGGTGCTTTCAAGACGCCGGCGCAACTGCAAAAGGCTGTGGACCAAGCTAGGAACATCATTAACAAGCATTACGCCTCGGTGGCGTCGGGATTTAGCCCCGATGCACTGAAAGCCTACAACGAGAATCTTCGTGGGTTCGGTGGGAGGGTTGTCTTGGAGGCTCCGGCATCAAGCGGCGGCTGGTCAGTCGAGGAAGTCAAATAAGTGCCGACCTTTGAGATCACTTCCCCAGAGGGCAGGAAGTTCAGGGTAAGCGGTCCTGAGGGGTCTACTAAAGAACAGGCTCTGGAACAGGTCAAGATGCGCTTGGCCGGTCCCCAGGCCCAAGAGGAGTCTAAGCCTGAGGTTCAGGAGCCGACCGCAGGAGAGCGCACCCAAGCGGCTGTAGGCGGGGTTAATCGGGGGATCGCTGGTCTACTAGGTCTTCCGGTGGATACGGCCGAGAACATCATCAACCTTGGGATTGCTGCCTACAACACGGCTCTGCAGAGAGGCGGGGAATCGACTCCCCCTATCCAGGGGTCGTTTGGTGGATCTCAATATATCGCCAACAAGCTTCAGCAAGCAGGGGCGAATACGCAGAATCCTCGCCCCGACGATGCGGCAAGCAGGATGCTATATACGGGAGGCTCGATTGCTGGCGGCTCCATGTTGCCCGGTGCTGGTGTTGGTAATACGGCCGCCGCTGCCGCTGGTGGGGCTATCGCCGGAGAACTATTAGGGCCTCAATGGGTCGGTGTAGGCGCGATGGCCCCTGGCGCGATCACGTCCGCTGCTGGGGCCGTTAAACGGGCCATTGCGAATCCTGAGACTGTTCAAAAGAATGTAGAGACATTCAAGGATGCTGGCACTCGCCCTGATGTAGCTCAGGCCACGGACAGTAACTTCTTCCGGGGTCTTACGAATGTGGTTGGTAGGGTTCCTGGTGGTCAGGGGATCATCGCCAAATTCCGGGAGCAAGAACAAAAAGCCCTTGGCGCTTCTGCTGAGACCGGAGTTTCCGCCGAGGCTGGCGGCAGGGCGATCCAGAAGGGAATCACCGGAGAAGGCGGTTTCCTCGAGCGCACGAAAGAGACGTGGACAAAGCTTGATGACGCCTTGGCTTCGCGCGTTCCTCAGGGCGCTGCATTCACGCCAACCAATACGGTCAAGGCGCTGGATGAATTGACTACGCCCGTTGCTGGGGCCGAGAAAACAACCGGCGCACTGGTTAATCCAAAGCTGGCGGCCATCAAGGAGAACCTCGCGGCCGACCTTCAGGCAAATAACGGTCAGATTCCTTTTGAAGCTCTTAGGGCGCTTCGGTCCAAAGTCGGCTCGATGCTGGATGATTCCTTGGTAACGGGGATTCAGGGCGGAGAGCTGAAAAGACTTTATTCAGGGCTTTCCAAAGACCTTGAGGGCGCGGCTAACCAAGCTGGCGCTGGGCGCGAGTTTCAACGTCAGCAGACCTACTACGCCGCCCGTATGGAGCGGATCGAGAACACGCTAGATAAGGTGATCGGCAAGGGGACGCCAGAGGAAGTGTTTAAGGCAGTCGCCCCGACAGACGTTGATTCCGTCAACAAGATCCGCCGCGTAATGAGGAGCCTTGAGCCCTCTGAGCGTGAGGTCGTTTCTGATGCCATCGTCAATCGGCTCGGAAGAGCTACACCTGGCAAGGCGACTCTTGACAACGACTTCTCTTCTGAGACCTTCCTTACCAACTGGAACAAGATCAACGACAGCGCCAAGTCTCAGCTATTTCCTGATGCTGGGATGCGGAAGAAGCTGGACGCGATTGCGGAAGTCTCTTCCAACATCCGGGAAGGTAAGACTCCGTTCGGCAACCCATCGGGGACTGGCGCTGCTGTTACTGCGGTGTCTATCTACGGCTCTCCGGTGGCGTCACTAGCGACTGGCAATCCGACGCCGCTTGTGGTGGCGGGGAGTCTTGTCGCTGGAGCAAATATTGGAGCGAGGATGCTGACCAGCCCCAAGATCGTGGACTGGCTAGCCCGGACCGCGAAGGTCTCGACTCCAGAACAACAAGCCGCCCAGCTCGGAAGGCTTGCGGTGATCTACAACGAAACAAACAGCCCAGAGCTGAAGCAAGAACTTTCGCAGTACGTCAATTCAGTCAAGTAAAGACCCGCTGAAGCGGGCATAGGAGCCTACGAAGAATGGGCGCGAAATACTCTTCCCAAGCCACATCCGGGTACAACGCCAGCGCACCGAGCGACGACGGCACGCAGTCTGCCTCTAACCTCATTACCTGGGCCGGGATCAAGACAAAGCTAACCGACGTTCTCAAGACGTTCGGCGAGGCAATCAATACCAGTCTTGTTACGGCGTTCGACTACTCGGTTCGGCAGATTTCCTCGAGCGATAGCACCGTCGCCGGGGACCACATGCGGACTGTGGAAATCGCTCCGACTGTTTCCTCGTCGATCACCATTTCCTTGGGTGATGCTGCGACGATGACGAACAACTACGCGGTGTGGATCAAGAACTCCTCCACTATCCCGCAGACGATTGGAAGAGTCACCGCCAGCGACACCGTAGATGGTGCTGCGGTAAATATCACTCTGCCATCGTTGTGCTCTATGCTCCTAAAGGTCAACAGCGGAGCGACAGGGTACTTGATTGCCGGCGCGTCCGGGGACGCACTAGGTTCTCTTAGCGGCGCAGCAGGGACAAACACCGTAACCGCAAACGGCGCGGCTACGTCCTACAAGTTAGGGCAATCGTTCGAGCTGACCCCGGCAAGCACGAATACAGGCGCGACGACTCTCAATATAAACTCAATTGGCGCCAAGAACATTTTTGCTAATGGGGCCGCGCTAACAGGCGGCGAGTTGGTGGCCGGAGTGCCTGTGCGTCTCAAATATGACGGGACGCAGTTCAACCTAATTGGCTTTTTCCCATCTGCAGCGCAGACATTCCTTGGGTCGGATGTTGCCCTCAATAACACTGCCAATTATTTCAACGTCGTAAACACAGGAAGCATTGGGGCTTCGGGGCAGGTATGGCAAATCACGGCCACTGTTACGTGCGTAGATACGGGAGGCGCGGCTCTATTCCGTTGTCGCATTTGGGACGGAAGCTCGTCTGTATACGCATGCCAAGAACAAACCTCCGTTGGTGCTAGTTCTGAAACCTGCGCGACCATCGCGGCCACTGTCACGTTGTCGGCCGCTACGACTTTCCATCTTTCTATCAAGGATTCCACGGCAACTACTGGAAAGGCACTGACGACCGGCAACGCCGACACCGCGAACAAATCAACTTCAATTACCGCCGTGAGGCTGCGATGAATCTAGTTGTAGACACTTCTGGGAATGTCCTGATGTACAGCGAGATCGTTAAGCCAGACGTTCCAGACGGGTGCTCGCTGGTTTCCCTCGATGACGAGCAGGCCAAGTCCTTAATCGAGCTTACAGAGACGAAGAACTCTGGACTTGTTTTTAAAGATGGACAAATCAGTGCAAAGCCGCACGAGGAATACCAAGAGCCTAGCGTCGGGCAGAGCTTAGTCCAGGCTGTTCTTTCAGATCCGAGCGCTCTTGCCGAGCTTAAGAAATCCTTGGGGATCGTGTAATGGCCGTCTCTACCGTAATTCACATTCAAACCCCGACCTACATCACAGAAGGGACGATGTGCCGTTGCTGGGCGTACTTCTCATCGGACCTGCTGAATATGGCTACCCCGGACAGCTTGGATGCGAGCGTTACCTATACGGATCTGATTCCTGCCGGCGTGACGCCGGCATCAGGAGCGGCAATCTACATCGACAAGGTGACGCCCATCATCTATGGCTACCAAGAGAAGAATAGCGGTCGTTTCTTCGTCGGGAAATGGGTCGGGGCTGGTACTTCTGGAGCTTACGTCGATCTAGGAGAGGTGTTCGAGTCAGACCAGCACCCGGAGAGAAAGCAATTCTTCTTTCACGACGAGAGCATGTGGATTACGGCTAACGACCATATTCGCCTCCTCGGGAACATGCTGCCAAAGGCCGGCGGCCCTAACTGCTCATACCCGCCGTCGTCTATCTACCGGCAATTCTCCTGCGGGATTCAGTATCACTTCGACGTGTAAACGAGAGGAAAAGACTACGCCACCTGGTTTCTCTGCCTAGTTCGTCATAGCCGATCCTCATCAGGCAGACTTCCGGCGATGCGCCAGAGGGCAATGATTTTCCGTATCTCGACTTCGACGCGCTCGCAGAAGGTCCGCCAGTACGGCTCGCCGGTATCGAGCGCCGGCGCGCAGTCTTGCGGAACGCAGAAGGTGCAGTAGCTCGGATCATAGTAGTGCCCCTTGTGTTTGACGGTGCCGTACCAAGGAAACTCAGGCCCGAGGGAGTGGTAGTTCATCATGGGCAGCGAGACCTAGTTTACACCTAGACCCCGCCCCGAACAGCAGTCCTAGCTGCGGCCCGGTTGCCCTAAAGGCAATCTCCCATGCCGCGACAAGAAAAAGAAGGGAATAAAGCATGGTTGAAGGGTGGCTTACGGCCGCTGGGCTGAAATTCGCAACTGTTATCGGTGGATTCTTCGGGGCTCTCGTATCCCTCAAGTTCATTGAAGGTCTTGGGGTTTGGCAGCGGGGGTCAACGGTTTTAGCCGGGACGCTCGTTTCGGCCTACGTCACGCCAGTAATCCTTTCCTACTTGGAGCTGACCCCGAAGATCGAGGGTGGGATTGCCTTCCTCTGCGGTTTATTCGGTATGTCCTTCACCGGAGCCGTCATCAAAGCTATGCCCGAATGGGTTGAGGCGGCGAAAGCGAAGGTGTTCAAGTGAAGATCCTCCTGCTGGTCTCCTGCGCCATTCTCTCCCTGGTTCCTCTCTACTTTGTTCTTCACCGCGTCTACAAAGACGGGGTGTTTGGACGCGGGTCTCTTCTTGCGATTTCCTTCTGCTCTATCGGCATTCTTGGGGAGACGGCCTTTGGTAATGGCTTTTATGTCCCCTCGATCATTGTTCTCCTGATCTCCGCATTTGCGGTCTTCATCACCTGGCATTTGGTGCGCTTTGAATGTCGCGTCGTCAAGAAAGAAGACCAGTGGAAACCCAGCTCGCAGGCGTTGACGAGGTAAGCGAAGCCCTGGAGGGGGCGGTGGTCGAAAGCCTGACTCGCGGGGATGGTGGATTACATCTCACCTTTACGGATGGTCGAATCCTTCTTCTCGTTGACGCTGCGGTAGTTGCCTTGGTCTGCAACAGCAGGACGCTGCAATGAGGCCAACGAAGTTAAAGATTCTTGGTAAAGAGTGGTCGATTGAATACGGGGCGATGCCAAAGGATGAGTTGGGCGAATCTGACTTAGAGGCCCAGCATATCAAGATCAAAGACGGTCTCAAACAGGAGCAGGAGAAATCCACGCTCCTGCACGAGTGCATTCACGCCATAGCCGATTCGCTCGGCTTGGGCCTGACGGAGAAACAGGTCCAGGGGTTAGAGACTGGGCTGTTTGATTTGAACAGCGCCAACCCTCGGTTCTTCTTCCACATCAGAAAACGGAAGTAATGGCTTCCCCAGCCCATAACGAGAAAATTCCAGACGATCTCTTCCTGAAAGAATTTGCGGCCATCGGGCCAGCGGCTTTAGCTAAGAAATACGGCGTTGCCGAACGAAACGTCCATGCAAGGCGAAGAAGGCTTGAGGGGGTTATCGGCCTATCTGTCACCCCTCCAAGGCGCGGAGGGCATGTACAGCAACTAGACCGCCATCCTGCGGCAATTCAGTTAGGGATACAGGACGGACACGTTCTCATCGGGTCCGATAGCCATTACTACCCCGGCGTCGTTTCAACTGCCCACACCGCGTTTCTCGAGCTTGCGCGGGAGTTCAAGCCAAAGGTCATCATCAAGAACGGTGACGAGCTGGACTTCCCGACGATCTCCAGATTCGCTCACGGATGGGAAACGCGGCCGACTGTCGCGGAGGAGATTGAATACACCTCTGCCATGCTGGCCGAGATCGAAAAGACAGCCCCCAAGGCAACGCTGGTTTGGCCGGTCGGAAACCACGATTCCAGGCTAGAAACGAAGATCGCCACGTCGGCCCCTGAGCTGGCGAAGATGAAGGGGGTTCATCTCAGGGACCATTTCAGCGATAGATGGAAGCCCTGCATGGCCTGCTTCATCAACGATGATGTGGTGGTGAAGCACCGCCTAAAGGGCGGGATCAACGCAACGAGAAACAACACCATGCTGGCCGGCAAGACGATCATTACCGGCCATCTACACAGCCTCAAGGTATGGCCTCACAGCGACTATCGCGGGACTCGATGGGGCGTGGACTGCGGGACGATGGCCGACCCATACGGGCCGCAGTTCTATGGATACACGGAATTGGGGCCGCTGGACTGGAGATCGGGCTTTGTTCTGCTCACGTTCTCTAAGGGGAAGCTGCTCTGGCCGGAAACAGTTTGGGTCAGCGGTCCGGACACCGTTCAATTTCGTGGCAAGGAGTGGACTGTTTGACGATTAACAACCTTCGAGTAAGCGAACTAGGTTCCGAGATTTGCCGCAAAGCCTCTCTCCTCAATTTCTACGAGCGGGAGGGTAAAGAGTACGAATTGATCGAGGCTCTAAAAGACATTAAACGCTTGGCCCGAGAGGCAGAGGAGCTAATGCAATGGCGGCAAGGGTAGTTTTCGGAGTTCTCGCTTTACTCTGCGGCGCGGCGATTGCCCAAACCATCTTCCAAGCCAAGGGACAGGGAATCGTCCTCACTCTCTACGACCAGCCCTGCGAGCTGAAGGAAGTATCGAACCTTCCAATTCGGATTACTTGGACGGAGAACGGCAAGACCATCGAGGGCTGCGCGGCCATCCGTCCTGATGCTGGGATGGTGGTTATGTACTTCAAAGACGACAAGACGGTGGGCCTTGCGCCGATCTCTGCTTTTAAGCCAGCCACGGGAGTTTGATTGCAACTGACCGAGCATTTCAGCCTAGAAGAGTTGACCCATTCCGAGATCGCCCTTCGCAAAGGGATAGATAACCAGCCAAACGCAGACCAAATCGAGAACCTGAAGACCCTCGCCGGCACGCTCGAGAAGGTGAGGGAGTTACTAGGCCATCCCCTGCACATCAATTCCGCCTTTCGAGGGCTGAAGCTAAATAGCGCCGTTGGCGGGTCTAAGACCTCGGCCCATTTAGACGGGCTGGCAGCGGACTTCATCTGCCCCGCCTTTGGAACCCCCCAAGAAATAGCGGTGGAGATCGCCGCGTCCAACATCACCTTCGACCAGCTCATTTACGAGGGAACCTGGGTGCATATCTCGGTTGACCCCAGATACCGCCTCCAAGTCCTGACGGCCCGCTTTGAGAACGGCAAGGCCACCTATACACCGGGGATCACCGCTTGACCTTCCTCCTCGCCAACTGGCGGCTTGTCCTGCTGGCCGTCTTGGTGGCCGCTGTCGGCATCCAGACCGCCCGACTAAATGCGACTAAATCCGAGTTCGCCCTCTACAAGGCCGACATCCAAAAGCAGGTAGCAGAGAACGCCGCAAAAGCGGCTCAGGAACGCGCCAGGATGGCGCAGAATCAATCGGAGGCATTAGGTGAGCTTCAGACCCGTCTGGATCGTCTCAATCGCTCTTACCGCGTCCTGCGCGACCGTAGAAGCACCCAGTCAATGCCCTCCCTATCCTCAGCCGCCCCAAGCATTAGCTCCTGCCCCGGAGACCCTAGCCAGCCCGACTCCGTTGCTCGACGCTTGGACGAGATCGAAGCAGAGGTTATTGGAGCGCTGGAAACGGGAGACCTCGAACTAGGAAAGTACGCCGAGCTATGGAGGCTCCAGCAGCTAAATGCTGGTGCAAATCCGGTGCAGTCCGGTGCAGAAAACGTCTCAAACGGCGCTCATGGCACGCGCTAAATGGCTGATTTGTCCTGAGACCCGCATTCTGCCTATACTGCCTCTTCGGATTCGTAATCCCTAGTCAGTTGCCTTGCTTCAGAGAGTTACGTCAGTAGTTGTGCAACTGCGGTGCAGTGCTGGCGTAGCTCAGTTGGTAGAGCAGTCGCTTCGTAAGCGTCAGGTCGCGTGTTCGAGTCACGCCGCCAGCACCATCAGGCAATCTTCTTAATAGCGTCCTTAAGGGTGTCTGTAGCTAGGTGGGCGTAGCGCTTTGTCGTCTGCGCCTGGGTGTGACCGAGAATCGCCCCGATGGTGAAGAGAGGTACGCCAGCCTTGGCGAGCATCGAGGCTGTCGTGTGTCTTAGGTCGTGGAAGCGAACATCCTGTAAGTCTGTCGCCTTCCTGCAAGCCCGCTGGAAGGATTTAGTCAGATACCACTTGCTGACCTTCAGCGGCAGGTATTTAAGGTACGGTCTTAGTTTGCGATGGATCGGCACAAGCCTGGGCTTGCCCGTCTTGGTGTCGTCTAGCCTGAAGTGATCTCCCTCGACCTTGGGCGGAGACAGCAGTTCGCCTTGCCTCATTCCTGAGTAAGCGGCGAGCATGATTCCAGCCCTGACCGGACCACGCTTCGCCGCTCGAGCGGACAAAAGCAACTGCCGGCGCGTTAAATAGACGTGCCTAGCGTTGTTCTCCGGTAAGAGCTGGATCTTCATATGCAGGGGCTCCTCTAGGTAGCCCCATTCAGAGTAAGAGAGGCGCGCAACGCGCTTCAGGACGGCCAACCGTCTATTCACAGAGGCGTTGGCGAGTCTCCCCCTATGAGCCGCCTTGTAAGCCTTGGCGACCTCGGCAATCTGCTTGATTACCTTCCCCTCGACCCAATCCGCCAAGGCGTAAGCATTGGATTCGGTCCTGTCCCTGGATTTGTGGCCAGCGACCTCTTCGGTCAGCCACCGCTGGATCGCGGCCCCGATCAGGACTTGACCAGTTGCAACGGCCTTATGCTCGCGGATGGCCTTTGACTCCTTGTCCCTCGCGTCCTGCTTCGTCTCGCCCGTTCCATGTACGCGCTTTCCGTCGCGCTGGAAGCCGTAGTGCCAGCGCCCCTCTTTGTCTCTCCAGACAGACATACCTTCCTCCCATTAAGGAAGCTTTCTAGTTCCTTGGGGTCAATCCTAATCCCGCCCCTGATGTCCAGGAACGGTAGCCCATCCTCGAGCAGCCGGTAAGCGGACCTGACCGAGATATTGAGCTGGGCAGCTACTTGGCGAATCGTGAGCATCTACCCTTCGTTCAGGGAATAGGAGATCAGCGCCATGGCCACGGACGCTCTTCATAACCCATCGCCCTGCATCGGTCGCCGAAATCGAGGAGCGGCGTGATCTGGAAGGGTCCGATGTAAATCTGTATTCCGTTGTGGAACTGAAATCCTAGGAGCCACTTCCTCAGATCGTAGAGAACATGGAATCGCCTAGCGACGACCCACATGTGGAAGTACCACCAGTGCGAGTTGTTCATGCGAATGCCGACCGTATGGCCGACGCAACCCGACCAAACACGGCTCTCCGCCGCGCCACCGCCGCCCAGCGGTAGTCCTTGCGTTTGCGCACTTGGTATAGGCGTCCGGTCCACCAAATATTCGTGACCTTCGACCAGCGCCGCTTCATCTCGGCCCGTCGAGCGGCTAAGTTACTCAGGATTCGTGGCGCTGTTCGTTGGGCCATATCTTCAACTTGCCTCTATGCTCGCAGTAGATAGTCGGGATACCGCATATGCGCCTAGGATTAAAACCAGCGCGGCGCACGTTCCAAAACACACGCGCCATCTCAGCAGGTTTAACCGGAATCACGACCGTTCCGTAGTTAGTTTCCAGAGGAACATTTACCAAGCGAAAATCCTCCTGTACCAAGGCACGGCGGCAGGCGTGACGATTCCGGCCCTTGCGCCTTCCTCATAGTCCTCGATGCGGTAGCCAGCGTCCTCCACCGCAAGCTCTACTTCCGACTTGATCGTGTAGGCCAAGGACTCGACCAGCTCGCCGTAGATGCGGTCTGAGCGGATCGGCAGGCCATCCATGACTTCGGCAGCCAAGATGCGGCATTTAGCGTCAATGCTCACTTGTCGCTCCTGCTCTCGTGTGCGGCGGATAGTTCGTCAGTGACTTCCGGCACGTCCTGCCATTCGCTCCAAATCCATCGCTTCAGCGGCCCCGCTTTGCCACCGAACTCGTACCCGATGCTTTGCGTGCGGAATTGAAGCCGCCGGTACGGATTGGAGCCTGGAGCCACGGCCGGCGAATACCAGCGCAATTCGATCACTTCGGATCTCCGCTTCGCTGAGGTCGAAGTTCGTCGAGGTCTGGAACCTGCCGCCATACGACCTTCTCGCCAAGCCCCTCTAGGGCTTCCCCGAGGCCGCACGGCTGAATGTGTCCTTCATGTTGAGGCGTCGGGGCGCTTGGATGTGGGCGCACCTTGCTGAAGAACTTGCCCGGTCTGAGTCCGCAGCAATAGCGGCATTGCCCGTTCCCCATGTTCCATTCAATGATGCGCAGAAAAGAGATTGCCGGCTGCGGGTTCACGGATGTTCATCTCCACACGGGAGCAATTGCTTCCCGCTCTTGTCGAAGTATTCGATCATCGAAAAGTCACCGCCGTTGCACTCGGGGCAGAGTAGCCGGATTAGAGCCGTGCCTGGAGGGTCGGTAGGGTCGGCCTCGGCCCGATGCTCCTTCTTACACCCTGTGCAGCGTAGCGTCACCCAGCAGTCGCAGCCGACGTTCATGGGCGTTCCGCACTTGACGCACGGCAGAGTTTTGAAATGGTCGAGGAAGCTCACGCCGGATGTTCTATGTCGTGAAGTTCACCAGCCGATGTCCTGCGTATCGTCCTCGTCATCCCTCGGCGCTCCACCAGCGATAGCCAGCAGCAGGACGAACAGCGCACCGCAGGCCCACCACACCATTTCGTCGTAGCTCATGGCCGATCCGCTTCTGTGGAAGCGGCATTTACGCTGGGTAGCAGGATGAACGCCGCGATGTGCCTGCCAGTACCCTTACCGGCTGATCCGTCCTCTGTCGCCAGCCAGCGCACGTCCCCGAGGTTTCGGACGTGGCCTTGATCGCCCACGATGGCCTTCAGGAGCATCAGGATCCACTTGTCGATCGGGTAGACCAGCACCACGGTCTTGCCCTTGCGCCATTCCTCCAGCGCCTTCCTGACCCACGCCGTGGGGCCTTTCTTGCGGCCCTGGTGAACGATGGATCCGAAGGGCGGGTTGACGTAGTTCCGCTGCCCCCATTCGCACGTCAGGCCGTCAAAGCCCTCCGGCAGCGGGTACGGGCAGGGGTCGAAGTCGAACGGCCCGAACTCGGCGGACAGCGCGGCCAGCACGTCCGGTGGCGTCAGCCAGTAGTGCTTGCCGTCGTCGCCGTTCCCGCGGTGGAACTTGTTGTCCTCCGGGGCGAGCTGCGACTGGTGGACGAGATCGTTCAAGCGGGGACCTTTGCCTCAACGCCATCAAGGCCAGCCCGAGCGCGCCGCAGGCAGACCTTGCAGACGCCGCTCTCGCCCATGTTGCCGCGCCAGATCGAGTAGGACTGGCCATCGTCTCGATTCCAGCCGTTGCGACACATCGGCAGGCCGGGGTCGGCAAAGTCGCCCTTGTAGAGATGCGCGGTCTTGGGATGCGGGAAATCCCGCCCCAAGCCGAGGATGTATCCCTCGGGAATATTGCTGGTGAGGATCCCCATTAGCCTGCGTTGCCCTTTGGAGAAACATCCGGCTTCTCGATGGCCTTCTTCAGTTTCCTCGTCAGTCGTTCCATTTCATCGGCATGGCGGCGCTGCACGCGATAGTCGAAGAACTTGATGGAGTTCAGCAGCACGAGGCAGTCGGCCATGATTCGGTAATAGGGCGGGCGCTCGCCTTTGCGATAGTTAGCCATGAGGTCTCTTGAGCAGGCGGCGCTGCGACGGCCATGTGTGTGGGCGGTGGCTGATGCAGACCTTCAGTTCTCCGAATGTCTGCGTATGCAGCGGCATCCACGTTCCACCCGGCCAGCACGGTTTCCAGTCGCGAGTAGCGATGCGGTTGCGGATCACGTCTGTCCTTTCCTATCTGCGGCAACTATCAAAGGTTGAACCCGTAGCGGGTGAGCATGTCGTCCGTAACGATGGTCAACCGCTTCGGCGGCTCTCTTTTCACCGGCTCACACTCGCAGGGGCGGTTCTCGATTGCGGTGTACATCCCGTATTCCATGCGCCAGATGCGATGAGCCTCATGGGCCACCTTGATAATCTGGCCGCCCTTGAAGCCGAACCAGTCGCAGAGCATCTGTGATGTCCACGGCAGCGGGGACGCCTGCAATAGGCTGACCAGCGCCTTCTGCATTGGCGCGTGCTTGGAGAAGCGCAGGCCGATGAAGCAGGGCTTCTTCAAGCGTTGCCCCTCTCCGGGGAGGGCAGGCAGGGGCAGTCCTCCCACGGCGCGGCGGTGCAGCCGGCCTGGTGGGTGAAGGGGAGGTAGTGCTCGCCGACGATGCTTCCGCTGGAGTACGTCATGCGGCGACGGCCTCGCGCTCGCCGAGTGCGCCCCACTGATCGGCCATCGCGTCCGCTATCCCTTGAAAGGTCAGGCTCCGCACCCTCCAGCGATCCGGCCCCGGAGCTGCCCGGTGTATCGCGTTCCATTCGCGCTTCTCCTGTAGCGACATTTCCTTGGGCGGTGGCCCGACGACGTTCGTAGCCTTGAGCGGCGGCAGGCCGTCCAGCCAGAGGCAAGTCGCCTTGGTCGCCTTGTGGCCGAACTCCCACGGCTGGATCGTCTGATCCGACTCCCGCCAGAACGTCGAAAGCACGCCGATGGGGTTCTCGATGGCCTTGCCGACCCGGACCCGGATGGCCCACAGCGCCCGTACGAAGTGCAGAGCCGACAGTCGGGCTTCGACCCGCCATGCCTGCTTCATGCTCCAGCGGTTCGCGCTGACGGTCAGGAAGGTGCAGTCCGGGTGTGCGATCAGGATGTCCCACTCCTGCTCGATGATTTCGTGGTCCAGGATGGAGCCGGTGTAGTGGTAGGGCGAACGGTCCTCCGGCCAGAGTAGGTCGCAGCTCCATGCGTCGTGTCCCCGGCGGCGGAAGGCTTCCCGCACCCGGCCCGACGATTCGCAGGCGACCAAGACCCTCAACCCTGCTGCTCCTTCCTTGCGGAAGAAGGGGATGCATCGCGGATCGCTCGGCCCTGCGCACAGGTGCAGCAGGAGAACTCCGGCGAATCGGCCTCGATCAGCAGGCCGTCCCAATCCCAACAGAAGTGCCACCGCTGCTTCTCCTCGGCGGTGAGCTTCAGCATGGGGTTGTCCATCAACTCGCGGTGACGCTGCGGCGTCATTTCCGTTCTCCGTGGGAGGGAACGTATGGCAGGCCGGTGTAGGCAGGGTTGCGCTTCGCCCACATCAGTTCCTCGCGGGCAAGTCCAGGCGTCTCCCCGAAGCCGGCCGGCGACTCTTGCAGGTTGATGAAGTCGGGATCGACGGCGCACCACATATTCCCGTCCTTGAATACGCGGGTCAGCGGGCCGCCGTGCTGCGGGCAGGCGAGGTAGGGCACATACCCCGCATAGCGGCCGTCCTCGGCCCACTCGTAGCCGTCCCAGCGCCGGAAGTACCGGGTCGGGACACGCTCGCCGTAGGCTTTCCGGTCGCAGAACCCGGCAGGACCACCGCCGCTCCACATCGGCACGGAGCAAAGCCCCTCGCCGAACTCGTCCAGTTCCTTGTGACGCTGCGAGCAGACGGCCATTAGGCTTGCTCCTTCCTAGATGAGATAGCGGAGCGCAGTAGTCGTCGCAGCTTTTGAAGGGCCAGCGCACGACGGTCGATAAGCGGTCGCTTGGATATTTCGAGGTAGAGGCGCATCGCCTCGATGCCGTTGGCAAGTATCTGGTTCATTTCTCCCCCAAAAGAGCTTTCGCGGCTTCCTTAGTCTTGAAGTGCTCCTCGCGCGTCGTCATAGTCGATGCCATGCGGATGACGCGCTCTGCTTCCTGCTCTAGTGCAGCGTTGGGCAACGCAGCCAGTTCCTTCTCCATCTTGGCCGCGAAATCGCGCATCAGCAGGAAGGCGACCTCCCATCCGTTCACGTCGTCGCCGTAGTCCAGCCCGAGCAGTCGCTTGTGCTCCTCGGCGGTGCGGGGCGCATCGGCGGGGACGAAAATGGATGTTCCTGCGTCAGGCAGCGCAGGACGGCGCGCCGCGTCCACGCAGGGCTTGC